CCGCCTGTGCTATTTGAGTTCATGTTGGCTCATTCCCCGGCCCGATGTAGGGCGGCGTGTAGGGTGTGACCGGCTGCTCGGCAATGTCCGGCCGCGGCTCCCGCAGCGCCTGCGGGTCGTAGATCGGGAACTTGCCCAGCCAGTTCTGCGGATGATCGGGGTCGTAGCAGCTGTCGCACACCTTGTTCTTGCGCGGGTTGCCCGCCACCGTTTCTCCGCGCAGCGTGTTCAGCAGAAACCGCTGACCGCAGCGGTCGCAAGTACCCCATGCGCGCGGGCCGCGGGCGAACATCAGACACGCCCCACATACGGCACCACCCGCATCGGTGCCTTTTCGCGATCCTCGTCGGCCGCTCGCTGCCAGTCCTCGTCGTAGACTTCCTTGAGCACGGGGATGCGCGGGGCTGCGTTCGGGATCTTGAACGCCAAGTAGTAGGCCAGACCGGACGCCAGAGGCGGCAGGAACCGGAACGGGATGTCGTTGGTCACGTCCGCGCTGGTGCCGGCGTCCTGGATCCGGCGCATGCGCCAGTACACCAGGGTGTACGTTGCGGCGCTGTCTGGCACTGGCCACAAGGTCACTGTCGGCGCCGCCCCGGCGCGGGTGACAACCATCTGGATCGGTTTGCCGGAACTGAGCTTGTTTGGGATGGTGCTGTAGACCGAGTTGCTGATCCGGGACAGCACCTGGTCGCTCTGCGTCGTGACGTTGCCAGCATTGATGCGCACCACGGTGTCCAAGAGATCGACCGTGTCGGCCGGGAGGGTGTATGTGGCGGTGCCAGCCACCAGCGATACCGTGCCGGAGTCCAGCGTCCAGAGGTTGATCCCTCGGTTGGCCCAGTCAGCGAACAGCAAGTTGAGCGAGCGGCGCGCGGTGCGGAAGTCGTATCCGTTCGTCACCTCCGTGCCACAGCGCTCGAACGCCTCTTCGATGAGGTCGCCGAGATCCAGCGTGAAAGAGGTGGTGCCCGAAGTAGCCATGCGTCAACCCAATTTGAACTGCTTGGCCCGTTGCGTCTTCGGGCGGTTCACTGCGCTTTTGGCGGCCCAGTTTGTCTTGGGCCTGTTGACCGCCTGTTTCCAGGCAGACGACTTCTTCGGTTTGGCCGGCGCAGCCGGGTTCCAGGTCGGACTTGCTGTGGCCATGAGACCTCCAAAGTTGCGCTAGTGTAACGGAGCCTTCCAGGAGCGTCAAACCCAGGCGGAACCGTTCCAGACCTCGATCGCACCGGTCGTCGTGTTGTACCCGTAAATACCGTCCAGCGGCGCTGCGGGTCGCCCGGCCGTGTTCCAAAACGGCATGCGCGGACCTCCCAGACGCATCGAGATTCCGCTCCCAATGTCCAGGTACAGCTCGGCGTTGGAGACGTACGTTGCCGTACCGCCGGACGTGATCGTGGCGTTGAACCCGCTGGCTGCGGCCGTGCCGAGGCTGCCCAGTACGACCTGGGCATACCCGATCGTAGCATTGAAGCCCGCCGCAGCGGCCGCCCCGAGGCTGCAAGAAATCGTCGTGTCGTTGGAGTTACTAACAGTGGCATCGAAGCCGGCGGCTGCGGCCGTGCCAAGCGTGGCGGCGATCGTGTTGTTTGCGCCGATGCCTGCATCGAAGCCGGTTGCAGTTGCGGTGCCGAGGGTCGCGGCGATCGTTGTGTTGGCGTTAACGCCTGCGTCGCGGCCGGATGCTGCTGCCGTCCCAAGTGTCGCTGCGATCGTGCGATTGGCATCGATAACTGCGTCGAAGCCTGCAGCCGCAGCCGTGCCGAGCGTGGCGGATATGGTTGTGTCGCCGCCCGCATCAGCCGGGCTCGACCCCCACGGCTCATCTGCCCATGGTGCCGCGGCCCAGGTCATTTACAGGGTCGCGGCCAGCGCGAAGATCGCGTCGACTTCTGCGTCCGTTTTGCCCAGGGCCTGCGCCATGGTGGCCAGGAACGGGTTGTTGCGTTGGAACTCTTGGGACTCGTCGAAGGCGATCTGCAACTCGATGTCACCGCTGGCCGCCACGGCACCCTTGATCGTCGTCAGCAGGCCGATGCGGTGCAGGGCTGTAAGCATTTGGCGGCGCGTGACGGGCTGGATGGCGGCGCGGGCTGCGGCTACCGTTGCCGCGTCAATCTCGCCCTGCGTTGCCAGCCGGGAGCTGCCATCGAAGTCGAGCCGGTATGTGCCATCCCCATTGTCGGCCGCGCCGATGCAGCCCGGAGTCTTGGTCAATTGCATCAGCACAGCATTCCTCCGGCCAGCACGGCAAAAGCATAGGTGGGCGCGTTGGTGGCGTTGCCCCTCTCCAGGATCTGGATGAAGTGTTTCCCGGCTGCGACGGTCGTCGTACCACCAAGAGCACCACGCACCGCCTGCGTGTTTCCGTTGGAGCAACCAGAAAACTCAGTCGATTGTGTTGTGGTGGAATCGACCCCGGCAAAGATGTCGCCCGTTGATCCGGCAACCGCTGCAATGATGATTCCGCCGATGGTCGCATACGCCGACGTTGAAAGTGCAGCGACGAAATTCACTCGGTTTGACGTTGAATTGTTGTACGAGCGCACCGTGGCGCTGTTGTACGTGTGCCCTGCATCACCTGTCGCGTAATTGAGCTTTCTGACTTCCTTGTTGTAGACGTTTGCCACGTACCGATTTGCCGCACTGTCCTCGGTCGTGGTCGTGGAAGTCGTGTAAAACGTGCCCAACAGCAGCCGCGTCTTGTCGCCACTCTTGCAGTACCGTCCATCCTGCAGCGTCACCGCCGTGGCCCGTGTGGTGTCATCAGTCCAGACCAGCGACTCCAGCGCCAGTGCGCCGCCGCTGATGTAGCCGAACACGTCGTATGGCTTGCCACTGGTGAGTGTCCCAAGCGCCAAGGTCGTCTCGCTGAACTCGATCGGCCGCCACTTGTACCCGTCCCAGAGCGGCACGACGTTGTTGACGAACGGCGTGTAGTAGATGCTGGTCTTTGCCGTCTGGTCAGTCGTGCTGACGGGAACACCGGACTGCAGCGTGAGGCGACCGCCAGGGATCGTTGATGCCATGGCCAGCAGCGCCATGTCGGCGAACATCTTGGCGCCACCCTGCGAAACCACCGCCGCGCTGGTGAACGCAATGGCCGACCCCGTGCTGGAGTCCATCAGCGTGCCCCGGCTCAGGCTGGTTCCGCTGTGGGTGTAGACGCACCCGTCGCGGACCTCCCAGGCCGCGCCCTCGGTGATCAGCACGCCGTCGAACGTCAGGCCGTCGTCACCGGCCACGAAGCTGCGGTAGCCGCTGCTGGCCGTGGAGATCGTGAATGCCCCCAGGCCGGAGGATGCGACCGCGCTGACCGTGGTCTTGAGGCGGTTGCGGTTGTTTGCGCTCATCGGCGGGCCTCCACGATCAGGGCGGCGCGCGCGACCTCAAGGTCGTAGTGCCGCTGGCAGTGGTCCATGCGCCAGGACTGCCACACGAACAGCAGGTCAATCAGCGGGCGGAAGATCCGGCCGAACAAACGCCCTTGCGCCCATGCGCGCCAGGCGCGCGACGACAGCGTCTCGTGGTGCCAGCCGCGCAGCACGGCATTGGCGAAACAGTCGAACGCCAAGGCGACCTCCCGCCAGTAGGCGTACTCGTCACCCGGCAGCTCACGCGGGGCCAAATTCATCACGACTGCGCAAGAGACAGCACGCCGCTCGCGTTGAAGTTGATCGTCAGCGAACCTGCAACCAACGACACCGCGCCGGTGCTGCTGATCTCCAGGTACCCCAGGCACCGCTTGTTGGCGTCAGTGTTGTTGTAGAAGATGGCGTAGGCCACGTTTGTCGCACCGCCAGCGTCTTGCGCGATCACGGATGGATCCGCTGCGTCGAATACCGCGCCGGTGCTGTTCAGCGTCCAGGTCTCAGACGCAAGCGCGATCGGTCCAGTGTAGCTGGTCGCTGTGGCAATCTGCGTGCTGGCAAAGTTCGTCGTGCCTGTGCCGCCCCAATGCGGCGCCGAGGTGTTCACGGCCGGCACTGTGCTATTCGTCACCAGCCCGAAGCGGATGTCGTCGCTGCTCAGATCGTGAATCTTTTCGCCCAGGTCGTGAAGCGCCTGCGCGAACCACTTGAATGTTCCGGTTGCCATGTCAAACTCCTGCCAAGGTTTCGTAGGCGGCGTAGGTCAACGTCGCCCGGTTCGTCCACGCAACCCCGTAGGACGTGGTACCCGTGTTGTTCGACAGGTTCGCGTAGTCGAACACCCCGGTCGCGTCGACGTACCGTTGGATCAACCAGCGGCCGTTCGGTGTGACCTTGCCGATGTACGTGGTGGCCGCATTCTCCACGTTGTTGACGCTGTAGTCCTCCTGGTAGAGGCCGCTGGCGCCGCCGCGAACCGCCATGTCAACCCCCCAGCGAGGCCGCGAACTTCTGCGCCTGCTCGCGCACTGCGGCCAGCTTCGCTTCGGCCTCCGCGGCTGCCTCCGCGGCCGTCTGCTGTCGCGTGAACAGCGCTGCGATCTCCGCGTCCGTGTTGCGCTGGACATCCTGGATGTGCTGCGTGAAAGCGGCTTCCTTCTCCGCAGCGGCCCGTTCTGCCGCTGCCGCACGCTCTGCGGCAGCCTTCTCTGCCGCCGCAGCCTTCTCCGCAGCAGCCTTGGCTGCTGCTTGGGCCTGGGACTTGGCTTCGAGTTCCGCTGCGGCCACTTCGGCCTGCAGCGCCGCCTTCTGCTTCTGCAGCTCTGCAATGGTATCGTGCAGCGTGATCGCCTGGTTCTCCAGGGACGTCAGCTCCCCGGCCAGCGTCGCCCGGCTCTTCTCCACGTTGGATGCCAGGGAGAGCACTTCGCCGGCGGACTGCAGCGCCTGAAGGATGGGCGTCAGGATGGTGACGGCCTGGCCGGCTTGTGCACGGGCAGCGTCGATGCTTGCTTTGTCCATGTTCACCTCAAGGATTCTGGAGGACCGTGAGCGTCACGGAGCCGCTGGTCCAGGCCGTGACGTTCAGCCGCACTGCGGTGACAGGAAACGACAGCGACCCGGTCGTGTCGGCGGTCTGCGCCCCCATGCCGGAGACTGCGTTCCAGACGCCGGATGCCGGGTTGTAGCCGGCCGCCTGGACGTCATCAAAGGTGTACTCGACCGAGTAGGTCAGCGTACCCGTGACGTCGGCCAGAAGCCCGACGTTGAACGGTCGGGGGTTGAGCGTGTTGAGCGGGACAACGGAGGACGCGCCCGTGGCGCCCGACACTGTCCGCGTTACGGGGCGTCCCATGTCCGCTCCTTACTTCTGCACGTACAGAACGGTGACGATGAACCGACCTGCTGTCAGCGTGGCGGTGCCGGTGGCGCTGCGCACGTACAGAGCAGTGTCCGCCGTGGTGCTCGTCTGCCAGGCCAGCTGGGTTGCGGCCGTCGCCGTGCCGCGGAAGTGGCCGCCGGCCGTGGTGGCGATCGCAGCCATGAGCTGCGCGCCGCCGGAAGCGGAGCCGATTGACACCGTGGTGGTACCCGTGGCAGAGGCTACGACCTGGTCGACGACGATGTCGACGATCTGGGAACCTGCAGGGAGATTGCCAAACTGGGTGTCGACGTTGCCAACGGTCGCGCCGGTCAAGTCGCCCGAGTCGTACGTCTGCTGCAAGACCGCCCGACCGACGTTGTAGCCGCCGGCTACGGTCTCGTCGCGCTTGGTACCGGCCGAGATCGGTCCGGAGAATGTGGAACGGGCCATTTTAGACTCCTGTGCGAGCTGAACCCGCGCCGTCTACACAGTGTCTGCCAAGCCAGTCTGCGCGGGTGAAA